CACAAGATGCCCTTAGAGGTGTGATTGAAAAGTTTGCTGGTAACTGTTCTTTCATCTTCACATGTAACTTCAAAGCAAAGATCAAAGACGCTATTCATTCTAGATGTTCCGTCGTTGACTTTGCTTTGAAGCCTAGTGAAAAGCCTACAATGGCTTCCAAGATGTTCAAGAGATTGAATGAAATTCTAAAGACAGAAGGTGTTGAATATGACAAGCAGGTTCTCGTCAAGATTGTTGAAAAGTATTTCCCAGACTATCGGCGTCTTCTTAATGAACTCCAACGTCATGCTGTGTCTGGAAACATTGACGCTGGTGTTATTGGTCAACTTGATGGTGTTAAATCTTTATCGGAACTAATTAAAGCACTAAAAGATAAAGACTTTAGTACCATGCGAAAGTGGGTTGTCATAAACTCTGACATTGATCCATCACGTATCTATCGATCAGTGTATGACTCATTGAATGAGTATCTAAAGCCAGAGTCTATTCCTGCTGCTGTTGTTACACTTGCCAAGTATCAGTATCAAGCAGCATTCGTGTCAGATCAAGAATTAAATCTCGTGGCATGTTTGACAGAAATCATGGTCGAATGTGAGGTCAAGTGACGGACGTATTCAAAGATATCATACCATCTATCTTACAAACCAAGAAGATAGTGATAGGTAAATGGAACGAATGGGAATATAAACCATTCGTTATTAATCGTGCCATCTCGTTTCATTACGATTGTGTTATGCAAGCCAATGAAATGAACAAGTATCCTGGTTTGTCTGGAACTATGCAATATCACTTTTTGCTAAATAGCATAAGAGGCTATAAACGCCCTTTTCGTAAATGGGAGAAGCGTGAGACCATTGACAACTTAGATGCCGTGAAGGAGTATTATAACTATTCCAATGAAAAGGCCAAAGAAGCATTGGTTTTGCTAAACGCTACCCAGTTAGAACAAATAAAAAAAGAATTAAACAAAGGTGGCATAAATGACAGCAAACCTAGAAGACTTCGTGGAAGTAAGGCTTCCTGATCCACAGGCCTTTCTAAAAGTGAAAGAGACATTGACTCGTATTGGAGTGGCGTCTAAGAAAGATAAGACACTCTATCAGTCATGTCATATCCTACATAAGCAAGGTCGTTATTATTTGGTGCATTTCAAAGAAATGTTCATGTTAGATGGCAAAGCCACTGACTTCTCAGAAGAAGATCGTGGTAGAAGAAACACTATTGCCAATCTACTATCAGAGTGGGAACTAATAACTCTTGTTGACCCTGACAAGAGTAAAGAACCTCTGACACCACTAAACAGAATCAAGATAATAGCATACTCAGAAAAGCCTGAATGGAATCTTGTTGCTAAGTATTCTCTTGGCAAAAAAAGACATAATGAAGATTAATAATATGGAGTTTATAGTATGACAACATTGAAAATGTATAAAGTTCATTCTAACGTTAAGTTACCTGTTCATCAAACTACTCAGTCAGCTTGTTTTGATCTAGCATTTCAAGGATCAGGTAAGTCTGAGATAAAAGGTTACTCAGGTAAGAACAAGCCTATATCAAGAATGTATAGAGGTGCTTTGACAATTAGTCCAGGTGATAGAATGATGGTGCCTACAGGTCTTATCCTAGACATACCAGAGGGTTATTCAGTTCGTGTTCATGCACGGTCTGGTATGTCTTTGAAGCAAGGTTTAGTTCTTGCAAATGCAGAAGGTGTTATTGATTCTGACTATGTTGAAGAATTGATGGTTCTCATTCATAACATATCAGAAAACGCCATCACTATCAATGATGGTGATCGTATTGCTCAAGCAGAACTTGTCCAGAATATAGAATACACTATTGAGCAAACACCCATGCGTCCTATTCCAAAGACAAATAGAGCAGGTGGTTTTGGTTCAACAGGCGTGTCAACCATTGCAGAGATTTCAAATCAAAAGGATATTGTCGTTATAAATATTCCAGAGATTGTTAAGGTTGAAGACAAAAGAGGAAGAGGGAGACCAAGAAAGAATGCCGCCAGCCCACCTTGACGGGATGCTAAGATTCTGTGGAGCGCAAACACAGGTCACAGGTCAAAGTAGTGTCATAATGAATGGAGTCCTTGCTGCCGTTGAAGGTGATAAAGATACACACGGAAACGGCGGCGATCTAATACAACAGTATGGTCCCGGCAATATAATTATTGAGGGTAAAAAACTAATAGTTGCCATGGGTGATAGGGCGCTTCCTGATACACAAGGCACAATTCAACATCCATTCTCTCCAACGGATCCAGCACAAGGTTCTCCAAACATATTTGCTTATGGTGGTCGAGCCGGCGGCGGCTTAGGAAACATTCTTGGAGGTAATCTAAATATAGGTGAACTTGTTTCTGTGGGCGGACAAGTCGTAGGACAAGTTAAGAATTTTATCAATATCGGTAATGGTCAAGCATCTGCTGTTTTGCAAAACATGGGAACATCAACTCCCCAAGCAGGACAAACCTTAGTTGGTCAAGACTCAGGTAACAGTTTAACGCTAACAAACTTTGAAAGAAGTAATGCTTATGACCATGCTAATACCTCTGTTGATTACACAGAGGTAATGATAGTAGCCGTTACAGATGATGCGGGCGTGATTGCAGTTGATCAACATTTCACTGGTAAGCCAAGCCAGGATTACAACTCGGATTACGTGGTAACATCTGAATGACAGTAAGAATAGACAATCTAACAAGAATTTGGGCTAACTCTAATACGGATCATGTTGGTCTAGGACTAAACATTACATCAACAGGTCACGGTGCTAATTCTAAGATTGTAAATTTTAGATTAAATGGTAATTCAGTTTTTACGATTGACACAACGGGTAGCCTGATAATCTCAGGTAACGTTGTTGCTAACAATCAAGTAAACTTAAATGAAGTTTCTCTTTCTAATGTAACTGCGTTCTACGCTAATCTGTCAAATGTAGAAGCAAATACTTTTTATGCTAATACGTCATATCTTAGTAGTGTTTTCATATCAAATGACATATTCGTTGGTGATTCTAGTCTCAAAAATCTAATCGCAAGTGTTCTGAATACGAGTAGTAATACATACTCTGCCGCAGCATCAATTGATCTGCTAGGAGCGAATGTTAACTCTAGATTTTTTATTATTACCACAGATATACAGAATCTTTCAAATGTAGTAAATGCGGTACATAGATCAACCAATGCTTCTTTTGATTTTGCCAATACGATCACAGGTAATGTTGGTAATTCGATAACTGCTAATGTTGTCGCTCTTACATCAAGAATCAATAGTGTGGCGAACGTTACTAATACTGCACAAAATCGTATATTTGAGGCGTCTAATCTTGTCTATAGCACTGTCAATAGCGCCTTTCAATCGTTAAACGTAGCAACAACACAACTAAATGGACAGATTAACACAGTATTTGGTGTTACGAATACTGTATTCCAAACAGTCAATACTTCTGTTGCAACGATCTTTGGCCAGACTAATACAATTTATGGTGTTACGAATACTGTATTCCAAACAGTCAATACTTCTGTTGCAACGATCTTTGGCCAGACTAATACAATCTTTGGTGCGATTAATGCATCTTATGGATTCGTCAATACATCTGTATCAACAATCGGTACTCAGTCTAATCTGGTATTTGGTCAAGTCAATACTATTTCGTCAATTACAAATAATGCTATCAACACAATCTCAACTCAGTCTAATCTAGTATTTGGTCGTGTTAATACAGTTTTTGGTATTACTAACACAACAACAAACACCGTCTCTGCTCAAGTTAATACTATTTTTGGTAGAACAAATACAATCTACTCAATCGTTAATAACTCAGTGGACTCTCTTACAACTTCCTACAATGATATTGTTAACGAGATCGATCAGTTATCATCGCTAACAAATACTTCTGTAGCAAGAGTATTCAATGCATCTAATAGTGCATTAGCAACATCGTTACAATTAACAAATTCTGCTTTACAATTAACCAATACAGTATTCACATTAGCAAATGACTCTTTCACATATGCTAATGCGGTTAGAAGTAACGTAAACAATTATCATACATTCTACGTTAGTGAGTTTTCATCAATCAACACTGGCAATACTGCATTAGCTGCCAGAATTGATGCTCTATCCGTTTATAGTAATACAAATGCAGCAAGTCTTGGCGCTAACATATCAACTCTATCTGCAACGTTTGTAAACTCTAATACTGCAATAGCAGCAAGAATTGACGGTCTATCATCTTTCTCTAACACTAATGCAGCAAGTCTTGGTGCTAACATTTCTACTTTGGCAACTACTGTTGTCACAGGTAACTCTGCTCTTTCTATAAGAATAGATGGATTGTCATCTTATAGCAATACAAATGCAGCATCTCTCGGAGCGAATATCTCAACACTAGCTGCAACAGTGGTAACGAGCAATAGTGCATTAGCAGCAAGAATAGATGGACTAAGTTCATTTAGTAACACAAATGCGGCACAGCAATCTGCAAATGTTATAACTCTTGCCACAACATTCACTGATGCTAATACAGCATTGGCAACCAGAATAGATGGACTAAGTTCGTTTAGTAATACCAATTCGGCACAACAGTCCGCTAACATACTCACACTCGCTGCAACATTCACTACAGCAAATAGTGCAACTGCGTTACGCATCGACGGTCTATCATCATTTAGTAATACTAATGCAGCAAGTCTTGGTGCTAATATTGCCACACTAGCAACTACAGTTGTTACCGGCAATAGTGCATTAGCGACTAGAATCGATAGTCTTTCATCATTTAGTAACACCAATACATCAACTCTATCTGCAAATGTTATAACTCTTGTAGCAACATTTACCGATGCTAATACCGCATTGTCCACAAGAATAGATGGACTAAGTTCATTTAGTAACACAAATGCTGCACAACAATCTGCTAATGTGTTTACT